TGTTAATTATAACACGCTTAGATGTTATGTAACCACTTTGCAAAATCAAAAGAGGGGTTGATGCTTTTGTCCATTAGCATATGGGCTTCATAGCGGTTGATGCGAGGTGGCTTATCCTCAATGCCTACGTAGTTGTTTGCTTCCAAGATACTATTGAACATCCTCATGCGTGACTCGTACACGTGGAATGAGCCTACCGACACCGTGAGCGTACCCATCTCAACGCCAAGGACATTGGCAACAATTTCTTGCAAAAATGAGAATGTAGGCAAGTCATTGGCCATGCCCCACAGGATGTCTTGACTTCGCATGATGGCACGTGCATTGAGACGCCCTTTGCGAATGCGGAACTCAATAGCTAATGTGCAAGGCACATCCTTGGCGTTAATGTCCATATGGTCTACGTCTGTGCCGTACATAGGGATGACTGCGCGGCGTGACATTGGATCACTTTGCAAAAGCTTTACAACATTACGCACGCCATGCTTGCCAAACCAATAGCTGCCGTAATTGCTATTCAACTTGCCATTGGCAATGATCTTTCCCCATTGCGCAGCGTGCTCAGCAATTGACAAATCATACGGGTCGGCTTTGATGTACCACGACATCTCGCGCTTAAGGTACTTCACATTGAAGTTACGACCTTCAAACGCGTTGAAGCGCACAAAAGGATTGACAGTATAGCTAAAGTTTTCAATTTCAAGGCAGCTTTCGCCTCGCGGACTTGTCAATTGCCCATGCTGCTGTAGACACCTATACAGGTTAATGAGCTCAGGCTCATTCTTAATCATCATATCCATGGTCTGCCTCTGTAATGTGGTACGGTTGATTGGGAAAGTTTTGCATGTGGTACAGCGGAGGCGGCAGCTTTTGCGCCTGTACGTTGTTGTTCAACGCCCACGTGTAAGCGTTGTTGCCTAAGGCAAAGACGCGTGAAGGCTTTAGGTCTTTTACGACAATGGGGTCGGTAGGCACATTTTGATAGTTTTGTGTGTTAACCCAATAAAGCTTATCCTCGGCGATGCCTTCACGTTCCAGTGTTTCGCACAACATTCGGCTGGGCCCGTCATTGTCCAAAAAGTTGATGAAAGGCACTACAGCTGCAGAAGCACGCACATTAGTACGTGGGCCCTTATCGCAAAGCATCAGAATGTTGCCAGACTTAAAAGCACCGCCACCAGAAAAGTTATTTTGTGAGGAGCTAATCACCAACCGTGGAAGCAACTTTTCTAGTGTGTCATACTTGTAGTCGTAATGGATAACGGGCAGGCAGGTGTGCAAGCCAAGCGTCTCGTAGCCGTGGTACACAGCGGTGAGCTGCTCAACGTTGTCTAGATACTCAATGGCACTGCGTGAGTTAAATGCGTCAATGCAAACTTCTAGGTCAGGCTGGCAATGCACAACAACTGCGCCGCGTGACAAGGCAACGCGTTCAAGCATGCGACGCCGTGGTAGATCTACGCGGTTTTCGCCATTGCGGTATACCTCGCCATAGATAGGCTCGGACAGCCATGACCTATCCATGATGACATGGTCATCGTAAGTTAAGGCCTGCGTCATAGATCGAAAGTACATACGGCACAGGTCCTCGGGCTTTACGCCTTTGTAAGGCCCATGCTTTACAACGTGCGTCATACGATCACCTTGTAGCCCGTGACGCAAAGCTTCGGCAAGGGTTGTCTTGCCACCTCCATCAGGGCCTTCTAAAATAATGATCATGTAAGAAAGCTTTCAAGTTTAATACGTGTTTGCCAAGCCGTCGCGATCTGCGAAGTCAACGCCACGTATTGTTGCGCGCTAATGATTTCCAATTGCCCGTCATCCATGCGTTCAAGCTCACGTGGTGTGTAGCCATACGACGGGTCAATCATGCCAAGCTCTTGAGGATCGCCGCCAAGAACGCAGCCGGTATTTGCAGCGTGCAGATACCTAACTCGCCACCATCCGCATCCGGCATGCCCGTAGGTCGGACATAGAACTCCTTTGTAAGCCCCGTACTGCCAGACAACGTCACTTTCAAGAATACGTGGCTGCCCGAGAGCTTTGCCTCCGACACTGTGAATTGGCCATGTAAGGTTTTGCGCTGTTGCCCACTCATGAGCGTCTTTCGAAAGTGATGCGTTATACCATTCGTTCTTGCGTTTAGACCAGGCCATTTGATAGCTTGAAGGCATTTCATACAATGGTGATGGGTCCCATGCATGAATCACATCAGCCGGCAGGCCCATCAACTTGTGGTCGCCCCATGGAAACAGGGGGGCAATCCATTGATGGTCTGCAAAGTCTTCTGCAGCAATCACATCTTCCCATGAAGGGATGATTTTTTGAAATGCCCAATCATCCAGACAAATGTAAGCATCCATGCGCTCACGAAGAACACGCTTGGCGCCTTCGGGATGCACTGCATTTTTGTCCAGTGGGTAGACATACAAAAAGACTTTGTCGTACTTTGACAGGTCCATAGCCGTATTCACAGGCCCATGCTCTACTTCATGGCCTTGAGCAATATACGCGTTGCGCATGAGCTCAGGGATAGATACAAACTTTGTAGAGCTTGCACGCTGTGGATGATTGTTATGGGTCTCAGTAACACCGGTGATGAGAATTTTCATAATTAATTGAGTGTGATGTAGCCTTGCGCAACGTCGTGCAAAACATCGCCTGTGCGGCCGCCTGCAGCAACGTAGTCTGCCACAGTTGCGCCATCCTTATACAGCTCAAAGCGTGCGTGTGCAAGCGTGTGCAAGCGTTTGGGATTTCCAGTAACTGCAATAGTGATGATGGCTTGCTTGTTGGCGCGCTGGCGTGTTTTCTTTATGTCAGACATGACGGATCCTTGTTGTTTACGTGTTAAAAAGTTGTGAATTGCATGTGTACCTTTCAAATATCAACAGTTGTTATTGTATCACGTGAGATGTAATCACGCACTGCGTTAAGCAGTTTTTGTTGTGTTTTGTCCTTGCGTCGCACGGCCATGAGGATGGCCTCATCTACGGTGTCTTGCGCAATGATGTGATGCACAACAATGTGGTTCTTTTGGCCTTGCCGCCAAATCCTGCGAATGAACTGCTCGTAGATTTCAAGACTCCAAGTCAACGAGTACCAGATGACAGCATGGCCCGCGCCTTGTAAATTAAGCCCGTGGCCTGCAGACATAGGATGCGCCAGCAAGACAGGTATATCTCCCGAGTTCCAAGCGTCAATAATAGCATCAAGCTTATGGCCAACAACGCCAGAACCAATAACAGGAGCATTAGGAAAAGCTTCTTGCAAGCGCTGCAAATCGTGGTGAAAATGGTAGCCAATGATGCAGGGCTGTCCAGACAACTCTTCAACCAGCTCTTGAGCAACTTCAGTTTTCGCATCATGTAATTTCGTAGTAATTCTGCCATTGCCCGTGCCGTCATCATCCAAGTACGTACCGCCATTGGCGATTTGCTGGCCTTTCATAACTGCAACGGCGGCGTTGGCCGCTGTAACATTGCCGCTATTCAGCGCAATGGTTAGGTTGTCCTCAAAGTGCTTGTAGATCTTTTTGGCCTCTGCAGGTAGCTCTACCTTGATGTCGTTGTAGGTTAGCTCTGGCAGGTCCAGATGGTCCAGAGCAGCCATTCGCAAAACCTTGCCTTCCAGCTTTTCATGGATGCGTGCCTCCCCATCAGGCTGAAGCTTCCACTCATACCCACCGTAGCCTGAAGGGTAAAAGAACTCAGTGCGAAAGCGAGATACAAACGGCCCGAACGTTGCGCCTTGGTCCACAATGTACTGCGGGCCAAAGATGTCAAGCAAACTATTTGGCGCAGGTGAGCCTGTTAGACCCCAACGGCGATCAAACTTGTTCAGCAAAGGCTTTAGGCATTTGAATCGCTGTGTTTGCGTGTTCTTTAAGTAGCTGATCTCATCGATCGTAAGGATCTGGAAAGGCCAGTCTTTACCATTCAATTGCGCAGATAGCCATTGCAGGCCTTCAAAGTTAATGACGTAAATGTCATGGTTTTGCTTTAAGACCTTGGCCTTGTTGCCACCATGCAATACGCCTACAGAGTAGTCGGCAAACTGCTCCCACTTTTTAACCTCCGCAGGCCACACGCCATGCACAGGTCTAAGTGGCGCAACAACCAGCATCTTTCGCGCCATGCCTTTGCTTTTAAGAATGCGAAAGGCCGACAGCACAATGGCAGTCTTACCTAGGCCGGGGTCAAGCCATAGTGAGCCTGAACCATGCGCAACAAGAAACTTTACAGCTTCTTTTTGGTATTCATGCGGTTCCCAATACATAGTCAATGCCTTCTTTAGAGTCAATTATGTGCACTACATGCTTACGTTTGCGTAAATCGTTATGTAGTAAATCCTGCAACGCTGATGTTTTACCTCCGGGTCGCTTTAACTCCACCCATAACACTTTTTCGTTAGGCAGCACAACGATGCGATCGGGCCAACCTCTTGCGAATCTGACGTTAAGCTTAAGCGTTAGCAGGCCACGCTTTTTGCATGCTGCTGAAAAGTAGCGTTCTAGATCACGTTCAAGAATGACTTTTTCTTTTACCATTGGCAAGGCCCGCCGTTTGCTTTACGAAAGTGACACCACCTGCAGCCATAGGCAGGCTTTGGCGCAAAGATGTCGTCATTTTCAATCTTGCCAACTCGATTTTGCAACCACTGTTGTAATTCTTGAAAGTTTTCACGTAAATACTCGCGGCTTGGCACACGCTTTTGTAAGTCAATGTAGCACACCTCGGTTGTTACGGTCTGCACCTCGGGGTAGGTTGCCAAGACGATAGCGGCGTAAAGCTTTAGCTGGTCATCGTAGTCACGCTCTTTACCTGTTTTCCAGTCCAATACGTGGGCATGCGTGCCGTCAACGTAGATAGCATCATAGATGCCGCGTACCCATGCCACGGAGTCATTAAAGCCGCAGACGTTCCACTCTTTTGTGATGGCAAATTGCACCTCACTAGCAGTACGCTTGCCCTGCAGTACTTGCATGTAGTCATCCCAATACGCAAACTCAGTAGGCAACGTTGGCACAGCCAGTGCTTTTTCAAACACGGTATGAATATTGGTGCCACGCACGGCGGCATCGCCTGTAGGCTCTTTTAGCCTGTCAATGCGCGTAAGCTTATATTTATACGGGCATTGCTCGTACGTTTTGATACTTGAATTTGAGTACGCTGTCATTTGCTTGCCTGTGCTTTTGAGTAAATTGTGAAAGGCGTACTATGTACGCCGGTTTTATACAAGTGCGGGTATAGTTTTTTAAGCACTTGTGAAGGCTGAGCGCGCCAGTTAAAGTCGTTGTTTTTTGACTTTGGCGTATTAGTGCCAGGCCAGTACTCAATTCGTTGTGTAGGCTTCAAAACAAAACATCCTTTGGTTGCGTCATATCGTATTAGATCAGTTATGGCAATGGCGTTACTCACGTGTTGTATCTTTCATTTAACCTCCTGATATGTATTGCCAATTTTGTAGTCACTGACCATAGGCACATCCATGCTAATAGCACTACACATAGCTGCAACAAGGCACTCAGCTTCGCGTACTGCAAACTCTTCAGGCGCAGAGATGACCAACTCATCATGAACGCTGAGCAGTAAACGGCTGCCATTACGTGTCTTTTGGTACAACAGCATGGCTGCCTTGGCCTGATCGGCGGCTGAGCCTTGAATGAGCAAGTTAACACCTTTGTAGTCGAACTCACGAAGGCGACCATTGATGATCTTAGGTGGCTCCATTTTGATCAGACGCCCGCCAATGGTTTTTAATGGCTGATTCAATTTATACCTTGTACGCATGGTGGATTGCATCGTCTTGAGGCCCGGAGCCACCGACGTTGTGTATGCATCCATCAATGTTTTGGACAGGTCATAACTAATCTCCAGCATTTCGCTGATTTTCTTTGGGCCTGCGCCATACAAAATCGCAAATGACACGCCTTTAGAGTAAGTACGGCTGACCTCTTGGCCTGCTGCATCCGTCATCAGCTTGGCTGCGTAGGTATGCAGGTCAGCTCGAGCGTCGGACTGATACTGCTGCATTAAACCGCCTCCTTCAAAGTGAGCAAAGATGCGTAACTCTTGCGCGTTAAAGTCGCATGCCACAAGCTTATGACCCTCATCGGCTAGCAGAAAGCTACGAATGAGAGGAAGCGGCGCAACATCAAGGCCTTCAGGCATCACAATCTCATTGCGCCCCATGCTTGCGTTAGCCGAAGCCGCCACAATCTTTGGGTAGCGTGTAGGCGCATTTTGAAAGTTAGGCGTAGAACTTAGGCGACCTGTACGTGTGCCACCCCGCTCGCCACGTACGGAGTTCCAATTGGTGTAAATGCGCCCTGTCCTTGCGCTGGTCAAAAGCCATGGCTCAATAAACGTTGACAGGCAGGTTGATAGGTTGGCGCGGTAACGCAGTACGCCTTGCAATGGCAGATGCGTAATGATCTCTTCAAAGGTTTCCTTATCGGCCTTAGGGGAACCCTTATCCGTGGATGGCCAGCCATTTGTTTTATCCCAGTACTCGGTGGGATAAATACTATC